CTCGCGCTTCACTTCTGCTTCAGGAACGAACGCTTCGGGGCGGAGCAGTTCGAGCGTGGTCGTGCCGCCGTCGGGCCCGCTCTGCGAGTACGTCGCCTGAACGATCAGCATCTCTCCGTTCACACCAAGTGATGGAGCAACGACCTTCGCCAGTGCGTTGACCGGCCAGACTTTCCCGCGCGCGTAGGCCCAGTCGCGAACCTTCAACGTCACGCGGTCGCCGCGAGCTGCACGCACGGCCGCTTCCCACTGTGCGCGGAGCTTCGCCTGGGCGGGCGTGTAGTTGCCCTCGGGGCGAATGAAGAGCACGCGCCCCTCGCGCACGTTCGGGTCAATCGCTTCGCCGCGCACTGCGCACGCGGCCTTGCCGTTCACGTCATCGGTGCCGCGTTGCTGCGCGAGCACGACGTAACGGTGAAAGCGCTCCTTGCGGCTGTAGACCGCGCGAAGGTCGAGCAGGTTCACGCCCTCTTCGAGCACGACCGGTAGCCGCTGCGTTCCCGCGCGGGTGAGCAGCACGTTCCCGATGCCGTCGCTCACCGCCAGAACGCCGGCCGCCTGACAGAGCTTCTGCAGCACGGAGCCCACGGCCTCGCCGGGGTCCGCCGAGAACGACGGCAACGTGTCGAGGGTGATTCCGTTCTGCACCTGCACCTTGAGCCCGTGCGGCGCCATGAGCTTCTGCGCGATGGCTTGAACGCCGACGTTCTTGAACGCCCACTTGTCGAGCGCCGCGGAGCTGTCGACCGCGTCGCCTGTCAGGTCTCGACCGGTGAGCGTGACGGTGTGGCCGTTGGTCGACCTCGACGGGTTGCGATCGTCGATGAACCCAGTGACCACCGTGGTTCCGTCAACCGACACTGAGCACAGATCGCTCTCGCCGATCGGCCACGGCTCCGACTGCCCCGCCCAGCGGTCAGTCACCGTGAGCGAGAAGCGACCGGCCAGTGCCTCGATCCCGCGCACGACGGACGCGTTCTCCCAGCCGCTGTACACCTTGCCGTTGACCTTGAGCTCAATCACCGAGCACCTCGAGCGGCCCGCTCACGAAGCCGGGGTGACGCACGTGGTTCCGCGCGACGAGATCGAGTTCGAGATCGACGTTTCCCCAGATGCGTTGAGCAAGAACCAACGACGGCAACACGACCGGCGGCGACACTTCACGCAAGCGTGGGAGATCAACGTCAGGGACCGCTGCGACCAAAGACGCGCGAAGGTTGAGGAGGTCCGCGAACGAGTCGTCGGTGACGGCTTCGAGGTGCGCGTCGAGCGCGTCGAGCAGTGTGTCTCGCGCGGCGTTCGCGTCGTCGTAGCTGGTGAAGACCTGGTCGACGAGCACGCTCGACGCGGAGAAGATCACTGCACGCTGGGTGTAGACGACGGTCGCGTCGTAATTCACCTGCTCGACGAGTTTCTGTTGCGATGAACCCAGCGGACGAACGCCCGGCACGAACCCGAGGAACTGAAAGAGGAACGCGCTCGGGTCGCTGAGCGTCGCCGCCACGCCCTCGAGCTGTGAGAACAACGCGTCGATCCTGCCGACGGTCACCGCAATTTCTCCGATGCGCGCGAACGCCGCCAACGCGGCAGGTGCTGCCGCAATCTTGCTGAGCGCCGAGCTCGCAAGAGACACCACGTTGTTCAGCGCGTTGAGTTCGCTCGTAAACCGATCACCCGAGTGCACAGCGGTGAACGCCGATTGTGCAGCCCTGCGAGCGCTCGTGACCGACTGCACCGCGTCGGCGTGAGTATCAGTCTTGACGTTCGGCGATGTCGCTTCGGCGCTCGTCTCGATGAACTCCATCGTGAAGATGGCGCGCCCACCTTCGGTGCGCACCTGCTTCATGCCGTACGTGTCGAGCGCGACGCGGCGCGTGCCGAAGTACGGGTGGACGAGCTCGCCCGGCCCACGCTGCTCCAACGCTGTCAGCAGGTTGTCGCGCGCGGTCTCATACTCGGTGCCGAGAACGTAGCCCTCGACGCTGAACGAGCGCTTCTTCTTGCCGTTGTCCTCTGCGTACGGCGGATCTTCTGAACCGGGGATCTCGTGCGCGACGACGCCGCGACCGCCACCTTGATTGCCGGTGTCGACCCAGAAGGGCACACCGCGGAACGTCGCGGGAGCCGCGTGTTTCGGGCGCCAGTCGCTCACGGTGCCACCGCCCAGCCCACCGACATGTCGAGCGGCGCCGTGCTGCCCGGCGCTTCGGTCACGCGGGCGCCTTGCGGCATACCTGAGAAGTCGACCTTCACGCGCGCTTCAGACTGCACCACCGAACTCGAGAGGCTCGACGGGGCGGCAGACTGAATTGCCGACGGAGCCAGCGCCTGCGCGTAGCCAGGGCGGAACTGCTCCGCGATACCGTCAACGAGCCCGAACGTGCCGCCGCTGAGGAAGTTGGCGAGCTGCTTCGTGCCCGCGTCTTTGATGCCGACGAGTTCCTTGAAGCCGTCGACCGTGTAGTAGATCGTCTCGCCGAGGTTCTTGAAGAGATCCTTCAGGTCGCCCCAGTTGTCGTAGATCGTCTTGCCCAGGTACGCGAGCGACACGGCCATCGCGAGGAATGCGCCGACGACGATCGTCAGACCAGCCACCGACGCAGCAATTGCTCCGAAGGTGATTCCCATTCCCGCGAGCGCGGTCACGACGGGAAACAACGCGACGCCGAGCGAGACGAGCGACACCAAGAGAGTGCCGAACGCCGCGACGACGGGGGCCAGCAACACAGCTACCGCCGCGAGCGCGACGCCCATCGGCCCGAGGAACTTCACCACCGCGCTGATCGCAGAGCCGACCGTCGACAGCATCTCCCCGAGACGTTTCAGCCCGCCGCCCGCGATCCATTCCTTGATCGACTTCGCAGCGTCCTTCGCCCACGCGGAGAGCTCGCCACGGTGCTCAACGATGAACTCGGTGAGCGCCTTCGTGAGTTCGGTAAACGCCGGCATGAACTGCGCGGCGAGCGTGTTCTTCAACCCAGAGAGCGCGACCTCGACGTCGTCGAACGCGTCGCCGAGCTCTCCCGAGTTCTTCGCGAATTCTTCCTGCGAACCAGCGAGACGGAGGAAGTCCGCCTGCAGCGCCTGCACGCTCGCGCTGCCTTCGTGGAGCGCCTCGCCCATCTGCACGCCGCCCTTGCCGAACGCAGCGAGCGCCAGCACCGCGCGGCGCGACGGGTCGTTGATGCGCTGGAACGCGTCGGTCAAGAGCGCCATCGCTTCTTCGGTGCTCTTCGCGGCCTTGAACTGCTTCGAGAGCGCGGGGCTCACTTGATTCAGGAGTTCGACGAGAGGGCCGCCACCTTTGCCGACCTTCGCCTCACCGAGATTCTTGTTCAGCTTGTCGAGCGCGACGGTGAAGTCTTCGGTCTCAACGCCTCCGCGCTTCATCGCGTACTGCAGCGACGCGTAGTAGTCAGCGGTGACACCAACGCGCTTCGAGTGATCGTTGAGCGCATCGCCCGCCTCCTGCGAAGAACGGATCACGCTGTAGAACGCGGCGCTCCCGACCACGCCGACGCCGACGAGCTTCGCGATGAGACCGAAGATGCTGCTCGCCACGCCGCCGATGGCAGAGCCGACGTTGCCCAGCGCGTCGCCGACCGGTGCGAGTTGCTTGCCGAGCGACTGGAGCGAGCGGAACGTCGCCGAGTTCTTGATCGGCGCCGTCACCTGCATCAGCTTGACGTTGAACGCGCGCAGCGGTGCCGTGGCTTTGTCGAGCAGCTTCAGCGTGACCTGGAGCGGAAACTCTTCAGCCATTGCCCTTCCTCAAATACGCCGCTTCGCCGAGCCAAAAGATGAGGTCGTCGAACGACAGGTCGAGCACCTCGTTCGGCGAGAAATGAAACGTCGCGGCTACGACGCCGAGGGCGTGCTCCCAGCCGCGGGGGAGCGCATGAGAAAACCGAGCACGACCGCTCCGAGCGCGACGACGTCAGCGGCGCTCATCTCGTCGACGAACTTCTCGGGGAGCAGGTGCTCAGACGCCTTCACGCCGAGCACTGCGAGAGCGTGCCAGTCGGCTTCCTCGCCTTGCTTGAAGCCGCGCAGGTGCTTGCCCTTGAAGTTCATCTCGAGCGACTTGACGGCCGGGGCCGTGCCGAGGGTCACGGGCTCTTTCAGTTCGAAGGTGACTTTCGCCATGGCGCTTACACCTGCTCCATCTTCACGCCCTCGAACCGAACGGGGATCTCGTTGGCGCCGGTGGTGCCCGTGCCGTCGCTTGCGTTCCACGCGTCGTAGAGCATCAGCGTCTCACCGCTCGCGAGTTCGAGCGAGACGGTGTCGCCCTCGGACATGAACCACTCTTTGTAGTTCACGCCGGGCAGGCGGGTGATGACGCCCTCGAAGTACGGCACCTGGGCCTCCGAGGTGTAGCCGTGCACCGTGCCGTCGGTGCCGGCGACACCGGTGCGCTTCGGCGTCCCGTAGCCGTACGTGAACTCGCCCTTCGCCTTCTGGGCGACGCCACCAACTTTGAAACCGATCGTTCCGCCGATTCGCTGCATGTGTCACCTCACGAAAGGAACTGAATGCGCGCCGCCGTGAACACGAGCTGATTGATCAGGTCGGGCGACAAGAGGAAGTCGAGACGGTTCGGGTCGCTCGCGTTGCGCTCGACGACGAGGTCGCGCTTGAACTGCTCGAGCGTGCTCGTGTCGAACACGACCGGCGAGAGGCCGCTCATGTCGAAGAACCATGCGAGGGCTTCCGCGCGACCGAGCGACGGCGTCATGACTCGCTCGCCGGCGGGGAAGGGCGCGCCGTCGTTCGCGAGCTTGTAGTTGTAGAAGCGCGAGAGGCGGGTGCGGAAGTTGTACCGCGCGTACATCAGGATCAACGCGACGTTGATGTCGAGGTACGACGTGTCGTCGCCACCGGCCGCGTTGAGGCGGTACGTGGTGACGAGGCGCTCGATCTGCACGAGGCCGTTCGGCCCGACGCGCGTCGACGCGCTGCCCGCGTAGAGAAGAGTGTTCCGCTCGTCGAAGTCCCAGCGGTCAGCGAGCGCGGGCGGCAAGATGCCGACAAGGTCGATGCCGGTGAACGGCGCGGCGGGGTCGATGGCGGCGAAGTACGCCACCTGCGCAGCGACGGCGGCGGCGAACGCGCCCTTCGTCGTCGGAGCCTGATTCGTCGGCACAATGACGCTGCGCGCGTTGTTGCGCCCCTGCGTCAACGTCTCGTGCGTCGCGAGCGAGAGGGCGGTCGAAGTGAACGCCGCGGCGTCGAGCATCTTCCCCCACGCCGCGCGCGCTTCGAGCGCACCTTCGATGGCCGTGAGCTGGGCGGCCTCGGTGTACGGGTGCGCCCAGACGTTGAACCACGTGTCACCGAGCGCATCGAGGATCGTCGCGAGCGTCGGGTCGTTCGCGCCAGTCACGCCAGCGGCCACGACGCCGGAGAGACCCGCCGGATACGCTTCACCGTCGGCGTAGTTCACACGCACGTCGATGCCGTTGCCCGCCGCGCCCTTGTTCTTCGCGGTGAACGTCACGACAGCGGTCGACGCCGTCGCGAGAACGACGAGATCATTCGCGCCGATCACGTTGCCGATGGCCGCCGCAACCTTCGTCGCCGCCTGTGCGGCAGTGTCGCCGCTCGCGATCGCCACCGCGACGAGTTGCCCGCCGAGGTAGATGTAGAGCGTACCGGCCTTCGTCGCCGTGCCCGACAGCGTGAGCGTCCACGTCGCGGCAGTGCCGGAGCCGTCGTCGTCGAGCACGCCGATCCACAGCTCAGTGCTCTTGTTGTTCTTGAACCACGACACCGCCATGTCGTGAAGCTGGGAGCCGCGACCTGCGAGCGCGCGCACCTGGTCGGCGCTCGTCACGCGCTGGAGCGTGTTCGCGGTTGCGGAACCGCCAGAGTGCT